CCAGAACTAACTCTTGCTGTGTTTCCAGCAAAACGTGCTTTATATGTAGGAAGTTCTCTCATATCTAACTTAAGTTGTTCAGGTCCCATTTTAGCATTGGTTAAACCAGACTCAATAAACGTACTAAGTTCTGCAATTTCTGCTGCTGTAAATCCATAGGTTGTTAAAGTAGATTTAATAATAGAAAATGCATCACGGCGTTCAGCACTTATACCACCTGTCCCAGTTAATGGTGTTATATCAGTCTTAGGTCCAACTCCACCTGATTCATATTCGTTAAGTAGATTAGTTAAATCCGTAGCAGTAATACCAGAAGCAATTGTATTTAAATCAGGTGGAAATGAACCATTGTTTGCATTCATATATGTACGTATTTGTTCTAAAGTATAAGCACCTTTTCCACCACTACCAAGTACTATACCGCTGGGTCCACTGCCAGGGGCGCCACCTCCGAGTGCTTTATTAATTGGAGTAATGTCACCCGTATACGTTGCATTTGGATTCTCGGCTTTTTGAAGTATTGCAAGTGATGGCTTAACCACAGTATTTAAAGTGTTAATTAAATTTTTAGCACTATCAATTACAAATTGATTTTTTGCCTTTACACCCATATTAAGAGTTTTTTTGGCTTCGGCTAAAGATTTATTAAAATCTGCTTGTGCTTTATCAACGCCAGTTGTAAATGTTTTTGTTTGTTGCGGTGTAGCAGCAGGAGTTGCACTACCTGCTTGACCCATCATTGCCCGAATCTTATCGCGTTCGTCAGCCATTAGCCTACCTTCCCAAAAGTCTTTAGTAGTGAGTTTATAAATTGTGCAGCACCTTCATTTGCTGTAGAACCAAATCTCCAGTTAGGATTTTTTCTAACCAAAGTAGTAAAATCTTCTGGACCTAATAGTTTTTCTCCACTAATTGCTGTTTGAATATCTGGGTCAAATACATTTATTTCCCTTGCATTTAAGTCTAACTCTCTTGCTTTAATAGCGGAAAGGTCTGCAATAAAATCTCCAACAGATATACCTGCATCTATATAAGGAGCAAGGGCTTTATATTTTAATTTAGATGCTTGCGTTAAAGAACGTTTTTGTTCTTCAATAGAACCACCTGGTCTATTAATTTCTTCAACCTTTGATAGCAATGCTTCATTACTTAAACGTATACCAGTTTTATATGAATGTCCAAGTAATTCACTATAATAGTTACCAATTTCTCCACCAGCCTCTTGAAGTTTTATTGGTTCAACATCTTTAATACCAGTACTCTTAGCCTTAGTACTACCTCTAGTGATAAGTTTAATACGCATTTCAAGTCTATCTAAATCTGTTAACTGTGCAAAACTTCTACTGCTTGATACTGTTTGCCCAAATGCATTAGTTGTACTAAATCCAGTACTTTGACGTTTTGATTCTTCCGTTGATAATTCAAGCCAATACTGATTAGCAAGTTTATCTAATTCATTAACTAATTTTGGGTCTCCAACATAGTCTTGAACTGTTCTATAAAATTCTTTTAAAGCATCTGCCTTAGTAGTTAATTGACTAGTTCTTGAACTTTGACTAGTTGGGTCTGGTAATGGGTCTCTAGTCTGAACAAAGGTTTCAAAAGAATATAGTTGACCGCTTGGGTCAAAATTAGGATTTGTTTTCTTTTGTTGTGCAACAGATACTGCAGACCTAAAGTTATCAACGCTAGTTGCTTGAAGCGCTTTCTTAACAGCAGCCTGAAAACCTAAATCATTTTCTACTATAGGGCCACCTTGTATAGATACCCCATAAGATTTTTTATCTGGATAGAAATCTTTTAATTTTTTCTTATATGCTTCTTTTGCAATGTTAGGTATTCTATTTATATACTCTTGAACCGCTGCATCTAAGTCTTGCGCAAAATAACCTTTGCCATCTTCGCTAGGTAAAATAACTATTGACTTAGGATTTGGTCTTCCGTCTGCTAATGGAGCACCAGAAATATATGGTTGTCCAGCAATTGAACCTTCTGTTCCTCCAGAGTTTAATGCAAAACTACCATCAAGAAACTTATCCCAATCTAGTTGAACACCCTTAGGTAATGGTTGTAAATTTGGATTTGGTTCTCTATTTGTTGGGTCTGACTTAGGGCCAGTAGATGGTGTTGCATTAGGTGCTGGGGGATTTGGTAATTTATTAGGATTAGGAACATTAGCATGTGTTGGGTCATTAGCATAGCCAATACCATCGTTAACAAATACCCACTTACCAGATGAATTTTTCGACCAAGTCATTATTTTTCCATCACTTTCGTAGGAGTAGTGTAAACGTCATCAAGTAATGGACGGATAATACTTTCGTAAGCATCAGTTAAAGCCCTATTACCTTTTGATAGGTTTTCTAAATTAGCCATACCTTGTATTTTTTCCTTATCTAATGTTTCTGTTCCATTAAATTGAGTTCTAATATTGGTATCTTCAAAAACATTTAACAATCTTCTAGATAAAGAAGTCATTAATTGCAATGTCTTTACTTGTTCTTTAGGAAGTTTGTCAATAAAATCTTTATCACGAACCATTGATTCCAGGGCAGTAAATTTAGTAATTTGACTTTGTCTTTGTTCAAATGCTTTTTGAACTAGTGCTTCTTTTAATGCCCAGTTACCGCTTAGTAGTACCTTTTTCTGTGCATCAGCATTGGCTAATATCTCTCTACGATACGTAGCCCTATTTCTATCTGGATTATTTGGGTCTGTAAATAACTTATTAACATCTTTATCTACTTGATAGTAATTATATCTATCTTTAGCAGCAGTAACACTAATAATATAATCTTTTAATCCCTGTCCCTGGAAATCAAAAGGATTATCTTTTGGTCCAATTAAATCACTAGCCTCTAAGAAGTACATTACATTTGGGTCATACTCTCCAACATGTGGAGCAAACACCCAACCTACGGTTGGATATCTTTCTAGTAATTTTTTATTTCCTATTGCCCAATTTTTTGTTTCTTTAGTATAATTAATAGCAACCTTGGCTGCTCTACTAGACTTAGATACAGTATAAACAAGTCTATCTGGGTTATCGCCAATATACATTGCGGTAGCAAGGGCTATTGGGTCGTGTAAATAGAACCCATTCTCAGAATTATTAATAGTAACACCACGAATAATTTCTCCCCAGTATTGATTAAGAGAAACTATGCCCTGTTTTCTTAATTCACTTGGAATATCTGCTTGTGTATTTCCTAGCGGAACTGCAGATAAAGTATTAAATCCAGCACGTATTGCTACAATATTATGTGCAGCAAGTCTTAATCTTTTATAAAATAAATCCATCTTCTCTGGGTCTTGTAAGTCTGCACCACTAACTCTAGTTGCTGGATTAAACTGCAATGCTGCAGCAGCCTGCATAACTATGTTTGCTTCAAGACCAGTTTTTTGTCCGCCTGGCATTTGTGCCCAAGCGTTCATTAAACTTCCTGGAACTAAAGCCCTTACCCAGTTTGTATTATCACTAGTTGGACCAAGAACCCAGTTATCTAAATTTTCAGCAAACTGAACTAATTGTTTAACATCCAATGCTTGTCCTGTTGTAGTCAACAAAGCCTTTGTTGCCAGAGTTGGTATAGCCATAGTAGGACCAACAAGAGACCAAACACCAGCACCCTCAGAATAAGATGGGTTTAAGAAAGAAATCTTAGCGGTATATTGATTCCATTCTGGTTGTTTAAAGAAACTCCAGTCATCCTCTGTTAATCCTCTATATACTCCACCTGCTGCCTTTAATGGGTTAGCAAGGGATGCCATTACTGGCGCAACGTTCTTCCAAAAAACTCCATCATTAGGAACAAGAATATATTGATTGCCATCTTGGTCTTCATAAACCATACCGCTACCATTTGAAGCATGAACATACATGCCACCTCTATAAGCAACCTTATCTGGGTTTTGACTTATATAGCGAACCATACGTCTGGCATAATCATTGGTAGCACGGATAAATCTACCAACTACTCTTGTATTAAAATCAAGTTGATTCTTAATTGCTGGATTATCTATGTACATTAATACTTCATTTTGAGCATTGGCTTGTGCTAGATTATCAAAATAAGAATCAGCCTGTAATTCTGCTTGAGCAGTAATTAAATCTAGGTCAACTTCTTTACCCTTATTGGCTCTTAAGGCATCTTGAATAATATCGCCAACCATTTTGTTTTCAAAATTCTTGGTAAGTTTGCGATTTTGTAAAACCTTAATAAGATATATATCAGAACTATAAAGGTCAACCATTTGCTTGTCCATGAGTTCCCATGGAATGGTAGTAAATTTTTTATATATTGAATCTGGTCTAAATCCAAGTTCTTGGAAATCAATATCTGTTTTTAGAGTACCTTCAATTGGAAAATCTTTAGTAATTTCTCTAAATTCATCAACAGTTAAATTATCTACTTGATAAGTAACAGTAGATTGTTCCTTAAGATTACTTAAACGTAATGCTTTTTGTAATTCAGACTCACCCTTGACATCTTTACCCAAGGTTTTTTGAACAGTTTCTATTTTTAATTTTATTAAATCTAAGAAATCCTGATTAAACTTACCAGCACTGCCATGAAATACGTTGTACAATTCAGCCATACTACCACGAATAATACTTTCAGTTACTTCTGCATCTGTTCTACCTTCTTGTTTTAATGTAGAAGATTTAAGAAATAAACCATTAAAGTCTTTAATTTTTTGTAAAGATTTTTTGTCATCAACAATTACTTTACCGTCTTTACCCCTTTTAATACCCTGACCACGGGCAACATATTTACCTGCTGAATCTTTAACCCAGCCAACTTTACCCATAAGTTGAGTAACATAATTTTCAACATCGTCTGCTGTTTTTAAACCATTGTTTTCAACAAATGCTGAACCAAAATCTATGTCTCCCTTTTTATTAAATGCAAAATGTTGACGAAATGTAGCCATATGCGCTAATACTCTATTGGCATCACTAATAACATTATATGAATCTATAACATATTTACCAGTTTGTGTTCTGCCAGCCTCTTCAAGCGCCAATGCCCAAGAAGATTTACCAAAAACTTCATCAGCAATTCCGCCATCAACTATTTGATTAGCAAATGTTGCGGCAACTGAAGACTGTGTAATGCCCTCAACTGCATGGGAGTTGTTAGAAAGGAAAGTAGCAAAATGTTTAGAATCTTCAGCATCTAAATTACCGTATTTTGCTATTGATACATTTGCAATTCTCTTTGCAACCGAACCTTCAAACACTTCTGATAATGGAAGTGTTGTTTTAATTTTTATTTTTCTACCGTTTGGTAGTTCAACTATTCTTTCTACGTCTTGAAATCCACGAAGTCTTTTTCTTTCAGCAGCACTGATAGATTCTGCTGGATTTCTTTTAATTAAACTAAGAAATCTACCCTTAAGCATTCCCTGTGTCTGCTTATTAGCAGTATATGCTTGTAATGTTTTACTTAAATCTTTACCTTTACCAGCAAAAAGACTAATTAATTCATCTGGTCCAAGTACTAAAGCACCAATAGTAAAGTTATCAAAAGCATTTTTTACACCAACTTTAGGAAGTAATACTAATCCAGTCCATCCAGTTTGAATAACACGCATACCAGAGTTATAAGTTGAAAATGCTGCTAGTTGTTTAAGTGTTCCAGCACGAAGACCACCCTTTAAATCATAAACTTCTTTAAGCACATCATCAAATGGAATCATTGATATTCCTGGTGTTGTGTGAAAAATTTGACTAGCAGCAGGGGCTAAAGTTTGTCCAACATCCATAGAACCTAAACTAGAATTATCCATGTGCTTGGGAATAGTCATGTTTATAATTGGTCTTAAACCAAACTCTGAACCAAAAATTCCTTCTAGGTATGCACGTTTTGCAGTTAGTCCATCTGGTGTAGAACCCATACCAATTTTATCAAGATACATATTGTACATTACCTTGATGGTATGTAATCTTTCTTCTGGGCTTCTAGATAAATATCTTTGAGTAAGCATATTAGCAACTAATTTATCGCCAACTAAGAATCTTGCTAGTTGTCTAAAGTTATCTAATGATTTAGTAACAAATTCATCTTGATGATAAATTACACTATTTGCTGGCATCTTTGCAAATAGTTTGTTATATGACTTAGTAAGTCTATTTTTTTGTAAAGTTAATGTTTTAATAATATCATCAGTCGGTTCAACAAGTTTATTTAAATCAATATCTTTTAGAACAAAGTTTTCCCATGCTTCTAAAGTTTTAGTTGCTTCCGCTGGTATAGGTTTTTTACCTGCTAAAACACTACCTTCAATACCATTTACTAACTCATCAAATAATATTTTTCCTTTATCAGTAAAGGCTCTTGTTCTACGTTCTAATGCAACGTTATGTGCTCTTTGTTGAATTATGCCATTGATTTTTAAATCAGTAATATATGATGCGTTTTCTCCACGCTCAAAAAACTTCTGCATTGTATTAAGGTCAGTAACTGGAACTTCTCTTAAATCATCATCTAGAACTTTAGTTGTTAGTAAATGATTAATTAATCCATCGTTATCATACTCTGGATGTAATGTGGCTATACGAGTTCTAATTAATCCTGCTTGAGCAAAATCTTTGGCTTCAGTTGCTGCTCTAAGTTGATTAATTTCATCTGCAACTTTAGATATTTTTGTATTAAATTGTGGATTATTAAATAATTGAGCAACTCTTTCAACTGTTCTACCACTATAAACCTGTTGTGCTAGTTGTTGACCAGCCATTAATGATTTAGTAGAGCCACCAGTTAACCAAGTAAGTGGGTCGCTAATTATGGTATAGGCAAAATTAATTTGACCAGATGGTGAAGCCCATTCATTTTCTCTAAATGTAAATGGGTTGATATTTTTAACTGCCCAAGTATTTTCTTCCGCAACTGGTACTGGTATAAATGGAATGTTACCAACAGTATTTTTAATAAAATCACCAACAGTACCCAAATCTTTAGGTGGAAGTGTTTTATTTAAAAAGTTAGTTATATCATTACCTGGATTAATTTGTTGACCCTTATGCTCTGCATAAAGTTTTTTCCAGTTATCATTTTGAGATGCAAAATCTTGAAATGCTTTAGTTAATGGCGCATCAATTTCGCCATACTCTCTTAGAATATCACTTGGCTTTACACCATCAATTACTTTTCTAGCCAAATAAGATGCAGCATATCCATACTTATTCTCAAGTTCTTTAATGCTTGATTCACGCCATGAATTTTTACCTTCATAAATGTCAGACCAAGATTTATTAGGTAATGATTTTTTAAAATTTTCTGCAGGTGATGTAGTTCCACCAGTTAATCTGTTTATTTCGTTTATTACTTCAGGTTCACCTATAGCGGCACCAAGTTTATAAACAGACTTAACGCCTTTGCCCCATTTTTCAAGAGTATCTAATGTAGACCTAAATGGTTCAGTTGCTTGGCTGACTGCACCTTCAACAATTTTTTTGAAAATACCCTTAGGTTGTTGTTGGTAATCTGCTTCTGGATTTAAAAATTTTAAAAATTCTTTTGTATCTTTATCTAAAGCACCAAACTTTTTTCTTGCTTTTGCTATATCTTTATTTTTAACAAGTTCATTATCTAATGATAAATAACTTAAAAGATTGGTAACAACAACTGCTTCTTCTTGTGTCCATGACCCAGCGCCTGTTGCAGCATACAATAGTGGTTCAGAAGATGCAAGCGTTGGATTAAATGGATTGTCTTTTAACGGAGGCAATGGTGTTGATGGAGAGGTAAATGACATTAAGACATGTTCAATCTGTTATATAATGCTTCTAATTTTCCAGATGTATCGTAGGTCATCATTCTATAAACAACATTTACTGGATTACTTCCAGATATACCACCAATAGAATTAGGATTAATAGTTGGGCTATCGCCCCAAGATGCACCATGATGTATTGGCTCGTTAGGAAATTCAGTTGGAGCAGATAGGTCAGTAGTAACTTCTGGTCCTTGAATATCTTCCATTGTTACCGCACCCATCATAGGTGCTGCTATTTGCTGGTCGTAGGTTGCTTGTCCCTCACCTTGTGGTAATCCTGGAATATAAGTTGCTGGTTGGGTTGGACCCCCATCAGTCCGCTGACTAAGAGAGCCAGGGCCTGATACTGGGGCTGGGTTAGTCGGTTTTCTATATCCACCTTGCTCCATCATTGACATAATATCTCCTACTTAGTAAATTGTGTTTTAACATTTGCAGTACCACCACACCAAATGTTATATTGAATTGCGATGTTAATTGCTTTCTTTGCTGCACCAGATGCTTTAGCGTGAGTTTTAATTTCAGATTCCATTGCTGCCAACGCACCAAGGGCTAAGGTTCCACCAGAACCTATTGCGTATAAACCTTTGTCATCTCGCATATATCCATAGTCATCACTAACTTGATATATTTTTCCATTAAAACAAACTAATGCATCCCAACCCGAATCATCATCATTCTTTGTTTTAGGTGTTGGGTCATATCCACCATCTATTACGGTTTGTTTTATAGATGGTAATACTCTAACCATCATAAATCTATCTGGGTCTTGCGTCTTAATTACTTTAGGTGGTTGCCATAAGTTATTAAGGATATCTCCTACAATTGCATCACCTGCAACTGCAATTAGATATTCACCAATCTTAACTATCTTGTCACATCCCTTAGCAACATAAGGTCTGTCTGTATACGTGGTTAAAGTATCTGCGCCTAAAACAGCCCAGCCTTTACCTTGTATTCCAACTATTGCTGTCATTGTCCCCCACCTTAGTTATCTTCTAATTACTCGCCTAGCACTTGCCGTTCCCTTACCACTTGCACTTAAACTAGAAAGTAAACTTTGAATATCTGGAGAACCTTCTTGTCCTTGCGGTTGTGCTGAAATAGGACCTCCTGGTGGCACTTCGGGAGCAGGGGACGTTTGCTCAACCATTTGTTCGGCACCAGCAGGAGGCAATTCTGGCGCAAAGATATCTTCTATAGCATCTTCAAGGGCTACACCTTTTTGTCGTGCTTTAATAACTTCTGCTATTTTTTTAACTATACCTGTAGGGTCTTGTCCTTGAATAGCCATTTGTGGTATTGCTTGAGAGTATGCTTGCATTGATGATATCAAAGCAGTTCTCATATCTTCAATTTCAATTTTTTCTTGTTCTTGAGTTACGTTAATACCAAACGGTAGTTCACGCATAGCCATATCTTTAGAAATTAATTTACCACCAAGTGCTTGTAGCATGAAGATAAGTCCCTGCGCTGGGTTAAGACCAGCAAGCATGCCATAGCGAACATCGGCTGAGTAGTCACTCTTAATATCTTTTGCTGGTGTGTACTCAAGTGAGTAAGGAGAACCAGCATCAACACCACGAATTGTTTTTGTAAAGTTAAATAATTTTTCGTCCATCTCAAAACAAACAGAGATAACATCTTTAAGGGCAGAAGCAAAGATTGCTTGTGCCGATTTAACCTGTGTATCAAAGCCACCCATAAGCGCTTGAACGCCTTGTCCTGTGACTATTGATGCATCAATGTTTCCAGTTCTTGACTCTGGATAACGTGTACCAGTACGTAATTCCTGAAGCAATACTTGTTGCTCAGTAAATGCACCTGGTGGAATATTTAAATCTACACGGCGCACACCTGCTGGTGAGTTGGTGCGGATAATTGCATCTCCACCCAACTGTAGTTCTTGAACATCGCCTGGTACAACAATTGGTGCCTGTACTGATTTCTCTGCTGCTTCCATCGCAAGTAATGCGAACCTATTACGAAGTAGTTGGATACCTAGTACGTCATCAAATTGACCACGCATCTCACCGTCTAGTGATGGACGCTTTGCCACCACAACTTGCATTTTACCAAGTGGGTTTTGTACTTGAGATAAAACTAAATTATTCCGTGATGGAATAAAGATTGTTGATTGGTCTTTATCGTAATAACGAATAAGGTCAATACGTGCATCTAGGTTCTGCTCATAACGGTCAGGTCCTAGTAGTTGAATCTCAAACTCAGGATACTGTGAAACCAGTTCCGCAAGTGTAAGTGAGTATTTTTTTGCGAAGGCAATACAACGTCCGTAGCGGTCAAACTCTGGGTAAGCCCCAATCGGACTTTCTATTCGGATACGTGGTAGCCCTGCTTCTTCGTCTAATTCAACAATGAATGGGACGAAACCAAATGTGATGTATTGGTCTGCACCTTGATACATCTGTACTTGTAAATCTGAATTATTAAAATAATTTGTTGCAATACGTGTTCGCTTATCAGCAAAGGTTCTTGCTCTATCTGATACTTGATTGGCTGCAGAACAATTAACCGCTGGTAGTGGAGCCATTACCTCAGACAAGTCACGGGCAACAATGTCAATAAAGTTTGCTACTACGTTAGCATCTACACCCTCTGGAAAAAACTCAGGGTATACCTGTGATATCTGTCCTTTACGTACGGCAAGTACATCTAGTTGCCTTCTATCTCGCTCACTTGAACGAGAACGTAAAGACTCTACTCTCGCAGATATTTGATTTATCGATAGCATTTAAATCCTTATCCGTATGTTTCGGCCCATTGTTCTGAAAAGGCTTCGTCTAGGTTGATTGTATATCTTTGTGCTGATTGTGCTCTAGTTACCCATCTGTTAGATGCAAACTTTTGCAAATGATTTGTTTGTTGCATAAACTCCCGTGCTCTCAGCACAGCAAACCATAACGCCATAACACAGTCAGTCTTGCCTCTGCTATTAGGCTTCCAAGTTATTAACTGCTGAGTAAGGGACTTAAGTCCTTCAGAATCAGTAGTAGATGGAAGTTCAATCATATTATTCTTTTGGAACTTTTCTTCTCTTATAGTTCCAAATAGGGTAGACATAGATGCTACACCAAATGCTGCGTCCCACTTATTTTTATTAGTAACATGAGATTCTAGTCTTACACCATACATACCAAGCCATTGTCTTAACTCTTCATCTAATGAGTATGCTTTTTGGTGGGCGTTAATTTCTACTCTAAACTCTTGAGGCTTGTATTTCAATACAAGTTCTTCTATCGTACTTCTAATTTTTTGGGGATTAGGTTCTGCCATGTTCACGCAGTCTAAAACATATATTCTTGAATCTATTCTGTTATAAGTAATTACAACAAATGCTGCGTGGGCTTTATCTCCCATGGCAGGGTCAAATCCAATAATTGTGTAACCTTCAACATTAGTCGGATGTCCCACCACGCCTTGGCGCAATGGACCTTTTCTACGTTGACCGTTAGTGCTGCCTTGCACCAAAGCGGGTGGGAAGATGGAATCTTCTTCGACATCCTCCTGCTGATATACTAAAGCCCATGTTGACGGTGTTACTTCACTTCGTCTTCTCTTTAATGCTAAGCCATCCCATTTCGGGAAAAGTCCTTCTTCGTCAGGAACTTCAGAGTCCCCGTCCCACGGAAGGTCCGATTTAGGCCAGAGCGTTTTCCAGTCTTTAGGGTCTTCCGAATACTCCAGAACAGCAGGCATGCCCATATAAGTAAAAGGGCTTTTACCCCCAGACCAATGCTTGGCTTCTCTAAGTTCTTTGTAGAAGTCTTGTGCTGCAATTCGTGTCCCTACGATTAGTAACTTGCCATTCTTACCCAAACGGGTAATAACTTCTTTTTGTAGCCAGTTGATTTGTTTCTCGAACTCATGGGCGTTGGCTGTAGTTATACAGTCATCAAGAATGATGAGGTCAGCACGTGCTCCATAGATTTGTCCACCCATACCAAGTGCTTGGATGGTGGGGTCTTTCTCGCTAGAATTTCTAGCATCGCTCCCAAGATAAACGGTGTCAACTCGCCAAGTGTCTGAATCTTCTTTCCAACCACCTTCAGGGCCAAAAGTTGTTTGCAACTTTAACCAGCGTGGATGGGAGAGCCTCTGCTTGATAGCGTACACGAACTCACGTGCTTTGACCAGCGTTTTAGAAACCACAATAATGCGGACATTTGGATTGAGAGCGATACGATATGTGGAGTAGTTTACGGTGACCACCGTACTCTTGGCGTGCTCAGGTGGCACGTTAACCAATAGACGGGCTGGGTCACCCTTTTCATAAACCATACTAGGGTGAAGCCATGAAGGCTCTCTATCCTCTAGTAAGTCAATCCAATCTTTGTGGTGTGGAAATAATCTTTGATTTAAGAATATCTCAGAGAACTTGGGAAAATCTATTTCCTCTTTTGGGATACCTAGGGCTGCTAGGGAAGCATCCTTTGCTGTGGCTTTAGCCTCTGTTAGGTCGGCTGCAAATTTTTTGTCCCTTAGCATCCAGATTCTGACAGTATCTGGTTTCTTGCCACACATCTCCATAGCCTTATGGACCGAGTGGCCTTCAGCCACGAGGGCTAAAACCTTAGCCTTTGCTCCTGCCATAGCATGGGTTCTGGGGTTATCCCCCCCTTTTTGAAATGTCATAGTCCTGTCCCGTTTTCATTAGTTGTAACAGTCATTCAATACAGTCTGTAACGCAAGTCCCCCAAGGACTTGCTACTGTTAAAAAAAGAAACAGCCTCTATATAGTATAACCTGTTCAAATGCCTAAACCGAACGCTTTTAAACAAAGTATTTTTTTTAGTATGCCAAAAATTAGTATAAAATAGGACAAACTGGTACTAGTATGGGGGATACTTCTGTACGGGAAAATCTTTTATGCTGAGTACATATATGAGTTAGCGACTGTTTAATAAGCCTAGGGTCATCTAGACCCTTCGGCTTAAGGGCTGATAGGGCTGTCAGTACTGTAACAGTTCGCTAATCAGGGCTGACCCTCTGGCTAATATTAAAACTGATGCGCCAGAGAGGTTCCGATAAATTAAATTGCTAACTGATTCTTAATCAGTTGCCCAATTTAATTTGGCTACAATTTCCTGAATAGAAATTGTTAGCCGCCTTATCAGACCTTGTGTCTGATAAGCCTGAACCCAGCCTAAGCGAAACAGTAGCCTGACGCTGGCATCTGCTAGCAACTCGTTAGAGTTGCCAAGCAGTTATGCTGGCGTGGCTACTGCGTTGTCTGTAATGAACTGATGGCAAAGGCTTGTCCTTTGCCTGGAGTTCCCCATTACGGTGTCATCAAACGCCCTTGCTCTTGCGTTTGATTACTGTTCTGAACTGGCTGTCTGAACTGATTCCAAGACGGCAAGATTCAGCAACCTGAAATGTCGAGCAACTTCGTCATGACATTTCTGAGACACCTGCTGTTCTGCCTTTTTTCTGACAGAAGCGCATCATAACACAGGGGCACCCGCCATCAAATAACTGGAAAGAGTGTTATTTGACAGCAGGACCCACCCCTGTGTTATTTGATGCCTGCCAGAAAAAACTGGCAGAAAGCAGGTAGAAATGTCACACGAAGTTACATTTCAGAACGCTGAACTTGCTGGTCTTGAAATCAAGACAGCCAAGAACAGCAATCAATACGCAAAGGGCGTATTGATTCTCCGTAATGAGGAAGGCAAATTCCAAGCATCTTTGCCGTTCATTACATTCACCGCAGTGGAGCCACTGGCAAAACTGCTTGAGTCAACTCCTAGAGTTGCTGGCGCAGACGCAAAGCGTCCTGTGGCTACTGTTTCAGGCTGGTTCAGGACTTCTCAAACACCTGATAAGGCTTGGCTAACGAATTTCACAGTAAATTCTGTAGCCTAATAAATTAGGGCTAACTGAGAAATCAGTTAGCCCTAATTATTTATCTCCACCAAAACGGCTAGTTATATCACCAGTAAGGAGGTGCTAACTTGACAGCCTTTAATCAGCCCTTCATTGATGAGTTCACCTATGTGACATGGGAACCTTTGACAATACCCAATGTGTTATACGAGTCAATGATATACACACACAGCACTAAGCCCATGACAATAACTCATGCATTATGCGAGCCGCTATTACACCTTACTAAAGCGGCCCAAAAATACCACACCCAGCAAGATGGGTTCGTCAAGGGGTCGCAGTCAATGATAACTAATTGCTCGCCCTTGACTAACCCGCTGGCTGTGGTTAGAAGTAGCCGCTTTATTAAATTAATAAAGTGTAATGATAAGGAGATATAAAATGATTCATGCATATAAAGCATGTAGCAAATGTAAATATGATATAGATATAGAAGGTGTCAATGAATGCAAAATAGATGAGCATGTATGGCACGAGTTAAATGTAGGTGGTATGAGTTACATAATGTGTTGTACATGTGGAAAGGATGAGGAATACTTATGGAAATAAATCATGAGATAGTAATTACTAATGGTATTACTGTGACTAATGACTGCTACCAATGCACACAACTCAACGAGTTATGTGGAGAATGTCTAGACAAAAGAGAAGTACAAGCAGCAGATATAGCGCATGAGATTGTTGATGAAGGCAATCTTACATATCTAAAAGTATGGAGTAAGCCCAAAGATTGGACTCATGATATTGGTGCCAATCATAAATGGACTGAACGAGATGATGAGTATGTCAGTCCAGTAGTAGATATGGCAGACAGGTTTTTTGATTTAGAAGATGCCATGGAATTGCAACCATGTGAGACCGTATGTATTACCTGTCATTATGTTTGCAATAAATATACAGTATGTCCTAATTGTAATTGACGGAATAGCAGTTGCCCCTGTAACAAGTTGACAGGGGCAACCGCCCTAATGAAAAGGAGATAGACAATGAATAATGTAGATATAACTGGCTATATAAAGTCAGTTCGTGAAGCAGGAACTGGTAACTATAAAGTGTTACTAGCAAGTATCAGTCAGAGAGATGCGTTTGGCAAGTGTGTATACACAGGCCAGGTAGTTGCTCTTGATGATGAAGTCAAAGCACAGTTATTATCTGTGCCATTACGTGATGGTATCTCTGATATCATCCGTGTCAAAGGTTCTTTAAAGACTTACTTTGACCGCCGCAATCCAGATAAACTGGAATCACGCCAACAAATTGTTGCCCATTCAATAACAGTAGGGTAACATACAACGGGCTGGCTGCCACTACCTGCGTAGCCAGCCCTCTACCAAAGGAGATAATGTGTACTTAGATACAGGAACAATGATAGGTATTATGATAGCCCTAGTTGCTAGCATATTAACGATACTCTATACCGTTTATATAATTAGGACGCAGAGTGAAATCATTCAGCGCATGAGTGATGCCGCTATAACTAGACGCAAGATGCAAAGGTAGACAATGACGAGAACCAAAGAAGAATTACTTCAAATCAAAGAAGCCTTTGCATATGCCATGATGGATATGCTAGATGTATACGACGAGTTAATTAGTAATACCCCACGCAAACTATGGCAAGCACCAGAGCCAACAGTTAACGACCTTATAAAAAACGAGGAGGAATCTAATGCTTGAAGAAGATACCCCACAATGGGAGCACACAGTGTGGATTATGGCAAAAGTTAGACGCCGAACTACACATGTAGATATAGATAGAGCAGGTGATGAAGCGCTTGAAGACCCAAGCGAGTGGCATGTATTAGAGTTTGATACAGGTATCAAACACAGTCAAGAAATTTTAAGGATTAAATAATGGGATACGAGCCACGACTAGAAGATGACATAGCACTAGACATAGACCAAGAAGAAGTAGACGATACAGACCCAGGAGATGGACCAGACAGGATGTGGGGAGATGAATGAGTTCATTGCGAATGCATACCTCACACCGTTCCAGTCCTGGGCACTACTCATATTCATTGGATATATCACATGGAGGTTTATTAGATGAAGAAGTTATTAGCAGGGTTCTTAAGTTGGCTACTAGCATTATTCTCAGCACCGTTCTTTCCCAGTCACAGTTACGCAATAGCGGTAGCCACACAGATAGAAGACAACTGCGAGGACACCAGTCAATGGACACCACGAGTAGCCAAGACATATGCCAAAGCATTACTCAAAATAAAATACCCACATTGGAACAGGTCTGAATGGTCAGCACTTGCCAAACTTTGGGGTAAAGAATCTGGTTGGAAACACACAGCAGATAACCCTGAGTCCAGTGCATATGGAATAGCACAAGTTTTAAATACTAAACCTGGAACCCCAGCCCCGCTTCAGATTGAGCGGGGGCTGGTATATATCGAGCATCGCTACGACAAACCATCCAAGGCATGGGCACATTGGCGTGCCAAAGGGTGGTATTAAAATTCTACGAGAGATGCAGGCCTAGCCAGCGTAATCGTAGATAAAGAATGTATTGGTATGCACAGTCAATCAGCAGGGAAACTTGAAATGATGTTGTGAGCGGTCGCCACTTACCATACCATAGTGGATACCAATACATTTCTTAAACAAACAACCAACAAACAAAGGAGATATATGGCAAGAGGAAATGGCAGGACAATTAATGTAAAGATACCTACGCAAAAGGTAATCAAAGCATTAGAAAATAAACTCGAAGTAATCAAGACTGAGTATAAAATGCAAGATGAACTTGAGGCTAAGTATCAAGAATCTATGGACAAATGGAGAAAAGAAGTTATAAAATTTGCCATGGATAATGTAGCAAAGGCTGAAAATCTACGCACTAACTATCGTGGTTGGGCAGGAACACTTAATGTTGACTTTGATTTAAGCGTCAAAGAGTCAGAGTTTCCTAAAGAACCTGAGCGTACATATGAAGTAATACATCATCATACATACAAAGATACGGTTGATGAGATTGAGAATGCACTTCGTATTCTTAAACTTACTGATGAAGAGGTGGTGTCAACATCTACCTACAATTCAATAGCCCAGTATCTATAGCAAAACGGGCGTCCGCCAACAGGGGCGAGACGCCCTCAAACAAAGGAGATAAAGTGATAGACAGCAACGTAATGGATACGCTTCGTGAAGAAGTAAAGTCCGAGTTGATTAATCAAGAAGGTAAATACAATCCCAATGACCGTGATGTAAATGTCCGTATCGTTGAGAATATACGCAAAGCAATTAATGATTTAGCAGATGGAGTTATACCATCAGCCGAACATATAGCAGAGGTAGCCATTGCTACCAATGAGAACCTACAAATCCGTGATTTTCTAATGGGTGTTCAATTAGAAACATCAATAGATTATGTTGGTGAATACTTAGAATTACTTGGTAATGTTATTGTTAAACAAACAGCAATCCCATTAGCCACAGTATTTTGTGGGTATCTATATCAAATAGAAGAAAAGGATTATGCAATTAAATTTCTTAATGAAGTTTTAGAAATTAATCCTGACTATTCACTTGCTAAATTATTATACAGAGTATTCATTGCTCAATGGCCAGCAGGTGAGTTCAAGAAAATGGCTGAACAATTACATCAATCAGTGTTAGATAACATCTATTCAATTAATGGCGAAGTTGTAACTAATGACAACTGATACATTAATACACGGGCAAGCCCGTAAAGCAGCATGGCATAAGGCAGGTGTAGCAGTCGAAGCAACATCAGCCAGTGAAGTAGCCAGTCAGGCAGGATTAGACTGGACAGTTTCATTACATGATATCGAGGCAATGTATGTAATACCAGAAACTGAATTAGGTAATCGCATACCAATCACTAACAAGAAAGCAGTTATTAAAACAACACCGTTTGGTGAAACATCAGCCATTGGTGTAGTTGGTAACCGTTATAAAGTATTTCAAAATGCTGAAATCTTTGGTGCACTAGATAACTTAATTGACTCTGGTGGTATGAGATATGCAGCAGCAGGTGAGTATGATGGTGGTGGTAAGGTTTGGATGTTAATGGAAACTCCAATGGAGATGACTATTGCAGATGACCCACACGCAGCATTCTTGCTAGCACGAACTAGCCATGATGGTAGTAGTTCAGTAATCATCAAGCCAATCATTGAGCGATTGTTTTGTATGAATCAAATCAATAAAATATACAAAGGTAAGAACAAGTATACTTATCAGTTAAGCCATACAACTAACGCTCAGTTATCTGTATCAGAGATTAGTAATATCATTCAACTAAGTTATGATATGGCTAATGACTATACAGCACTAGCAGATTTATTACTAAATAAAGAGGCTAGCCACGAACATGCCAAAAATTATTTCAAGCGTGTGTTTCCATTACCAACAAAAGTAGAATCAGTTCCTTACGATATGTTATCGTTGGGTGAAAAGAAACAATTCACACGTGCAACTCAGGCTAGAGAAACAGCATTCAATATTTATGCTGCTTCTCCTACGCAGGAGAACATACGTAACACAGAGTTTGGTATGTGGCAAGCAGTCATAGAGTGGGCTGACTACAATGCAAAGGGTAAGAACCTAGCACTGCGTGCCATCTCAGGTACTAGTGACAACATTAAAACTCGAGCACTTGAATTACTAGGTGTATAATGGAACACCCTTATTTAAATTGTCTTAAGTGTTCTTGCTTGCCATGCAGGCAAGACAGAGTAAAACTATGGGTAGGTAAACTACTTGATGCTGGTATCCCCGCTGATAATATTATGATGGAGATTAACCAGTATGGTGGTAAAGTAATTATCTATTCAGGCAATGAAGATAAGAATTGCCATTGGTCGCACAAACAAAGATGGTGTTATCAGTTTAATGATAAGTCATTTGATTGGGCAATGACATGGTGGTATGCTCATACAACAAAACAACTACAAAAGGAGATAGCATGACAATGTATTATAGTGAAGTAGATGGAACTGAACCAACAGTGTCCATATCAGTAAAGGATGCTAGATATACCCTTACCAGTGAATCACTTGTTAAATTAATAGAAGAAAAAGACGCCCTCAAACTAGAACTATCACAGGTTGAACGCAAGTTTAAGAGTGCTAGGTTTGATGTAAGAGAGTTCTTTCAGGCTAGATACGAAACAGATAGTGATGAGATTGTAGCCAATCTAGATGATGTTAATAGCCTACTTGTTAGCATAGGTAGTGAAGAATTAACTAAGTCCTGGTCGGCAACAGTTATTATTACAGCCACAATTACAGGCATAGAAGCAGCCAATAAAGAAGCCGCAGAAGATATCATTCAAGATAGTATTGAGGTTAACTTCAATTCAGATGGCGATGTATGGGTGGATGATATATCTGTAGATTCAGTATATCCCGAAGCATAGTATATGATATACTAATCTTGAGCAGCCCTGGTTTTGGCTATCTCCTTTCCCAGGGCTGTCTCATAAATAAAGGAGAACAATGGCGCAAGAAATAGATAGAGATAGATATGGTAGACCATTAATAGTTCCACCAAATGGTGGTAAGCCAGTGGCCTATACACGAGCAACAACAATTGCTAATTCATTAGATGATGCATCAGCATTAACCGCATGGAAAATGCGGATGGCAGCCATCGGATTAACAACACGACCAGATATATTATTATCAATAACAGCAGCACAAGATGATAAGTTAGCAATTAATTCTTTAATTGAAGATGCTATGCAAGTAGCGGGTGCAAACAAAGCAGCCAACATTGGTACAGCAATCCATTCATTTGCTGAACAGTTAGATTTGGGACATGACTTAGGCGTGGTACCATCAGAGTGGATGCCAGATATAAAAGCCTATGAACAAGCAACTAAGATTCTTAACAAGCGGTTCATTGAACAGTTTAGTGTGCTAGATAAATATAAAATTGCTGGCACACCAGACAGGCTTGTTGAGTATAACGGTGAGTTATTTATTGCAGATATTAAAACTGGTCGCATAGACCATCCAAGTAATATTGCAATACAGTTGGCTATCTATGCCAACGGCTTGCCGTATGATACCGCTACGGCAACCCGTGGCACATGGGGAGAGGTAAACAAAGACAAGGCAATCATTATTCATTTACCCGCAGGAACTGGCACGTGCAAGTTAGTGTGGATAGATATTAAAGAAGGCTGGAAGGGTTTACAATTAGCCATGAAAGCAAGAAAGTGGCGAGACCAGAAGGGTTTAACCACTACATTTGAATAGGAGAAAAATGAGTAGCACTGAAGCACCAATCAGTATCAATCTCAAAACAGCAGGAGGCACACAGATAACTCTGCGTGCAGAAACAGCAGACCAATTTGCTGACATGATTGCACAAGGTATACATATTATTACCGATGCAGTTACTGAAGTAGAACTAGCAGTCAAGGGGACATCGACAAATAAGCCGATGTCAGTAGCAGACATTGCCTCTAGTTTTAATGCAAACATAACACCTAATGAATCAGGTGGAGAGCAAACAGTAGAAGATAAATGGGGAAACACTTGGGTATATAACAAACCTGGCGCACCGTCATGCGAAAGAGGAGTTATGGTTCTTAAGTATGGCAAAGCACAGGCAACTGGCAAACCATACAAAGCGTTTTACGACCCAGCAGCAGCACCTAACTGGTCAGGGCCTAAAATCCCTGCAGAACTACGCACTAAACCAATCTTTGCTTAGTGCTTAACAGTAAACGGGGGCTGAGTCGTGGTGCCAGCCCCCGTTTATATTAAAGGAGAGTAATGAAAACATTAATTAGAAGTGTTAACAATACGAATGTAGGTGGCGAACCGTTACCTGCTGTCTTTAAAGTATTTGAAAATGCTGGAATTATATTACGAAGAGCAGAGGTAACAGTTATTGCAGGCACCCCAGGTGCAGGCAAGTCATCAATTGCACTAGCAATTGCAGCCAAAACTAAATTACCAACGCTTTACTTTAGCGCAGATACTAATGCACATACAATGGCAATGAGATTGATTGCTATGACAGGTAATATCAGTCAGCAACAGGCTGAACAATTAATCAAACGTCAGCCAGAGAAAGCAAAAGAAGTATTAGCCAATGGTAATCACTTGTTTTGGTGCTTTGAATCAAGCCCAACACTAAAAGATTTAGATGAAGAAGTATCAGCATTTGAAACCATTTGGGGTAAAAGTCCAGCACTTATAGTTGTAGATAACTTAATGGACATAGCAATGGATGGACACGATGAGTTTGGTGGTATGCGTGCAGCAATGAAAGAACTCAAGTATCTAGCCAGAGATACAAACGCAGCACTACTTGTATTGCACCATACTAAAGAAGGATATGAAGGTAGTCCATGTCAGCCAAGGTCATCTATCCAAGGATTGGTTAATCAAATACCAGCAATGGTATTAACTATTGGTCAGATGAAACAAGCAGATATGAATTATTTATGTGTGGCTGCAGTTAAAAATCGTTATGGCAAAGCAGACCAGACAGGTAACAACTATGTTACCCTTGCATTTAATCCAGAATCTATGTATTTAGATGATGTTATGATTCGTTATATGCCACAACAACAGGAGTTTGAGTGAGTAATCCACGCAAAGCAAAAGGTTCCAGCGCAGAAAGAGATGTAGTTAATTGGCTAAAGAAATGGTTTCCTTATGCAGAGCGTAGAATTGCAGGTGCACATCTAGACAAAGGAGACATAGCAGGAGTTAATGGTGTAGTTATAGAAGTAAAGAACCACATAAAGTTAGACCTGTCTGCATGGGTAAAAGAACTAGAAGTAGAAATTAAAAATGATGAAGCATGGACAGGTTTAGTAATACACAAACGAATAGGTAAAGGAGATGTAGGAGAATGGTATGCCACAATGCCAGCAAAAATATGGATAGAATTAATAAGGAAAATCTTAGATGATAAGTGAGTTATTAATTTTGTTTACA